GAAGGAACGTGCGCCACGGTCACCGATGTTGTAGTAGCTGTAGTCACCGAACGCGATGGCATCCGCCGGGGCATACGCGGAGGTCTGCACCTTGTACCCGAGTACCCTGTCCGGCTCTCCTGCCTGGTAGGACGGCTGCCAGATGTATGCGCCGTTGTTGTCCTTCAGCTTGCGGATCTGTGCCAGCGTCGCATCGTTCATGATGAAGGATGCGCCCTTCCGGTATGGTCTCTTCAAGCCATAGACGAGGTCGAGCAGGTCATCGGACTTAAGTGCCGCCGTGAGCGATGCAACGGTCTGTCCGCCGCCGTTCGCGTCAAAGATGCCCGTCGGCTTGCCTTTTCCGTCGCCGTTAAGGAATGCGTCCTCCTCGGCATTGGCGAGTGCCTTGCCAAACTGCGTGATGATGTAGTTCTCAAGATTGAACGCATTATCATACAGCAGTTCCTCCGTCACCTTGATCGCCACATGGAGCTTGAACGCATCAAGGTAGATCTGGTCAAAGGTCGCATCGCCGAAGGTCAGCGCACCGCCCTCCTCGATCCACGCTGCGGCCGGCTTGGTGGCAGCGATGTTGATCTTGTGCTCCCCGGAAGTCGTGAGCTTGGTGGCAAGGCTGCGCATGATGTTCTCCTCGTCGAGCACATCGATAAGTCTCCGGTCGTACTCCTCCGGCACAAGGTAGCCGCCGTCAGCGTCCACGCCTTCCTGCAGCACGTTGGAAATCTGCCGGAAGTTTGAACGGAGGGCATTGACCATCGCCTTCCTGTACTCGTCCGACGCGCGTCCCGTCTTTACATCCCCCTGCGGTTCCTCCTTGTACGGCTTTCCGGTGATCGGGGAATTTACAGGCTTCGAAAGCTCCTGCTCCCTTCTGTCTGCCCTCTGCTGTCTTTCGATGGAATTGGTGAGTTCCTCGATCTCCGCCTCCATGCGCTCGTAGGTCGCGGCATCCTCAGCAGACAGATTGCCGTTCTTGTCCTCGTGGGAATTTACAAAATCCTTAGCCAGCTCCCACGCCTTGGCTCTCTTCTCAATAAGTTCCTGTACTTTCATGTTGGGTTCCTCCTTAAATATACTTTTTTATAATATCCAAACGGGATCTGATCTCCTTTGCAGATACACCGCCAGATTCATGTTTTGCAGGTATTCCTGCCTGCTCGGTTACGTTTGTGCCGGAGGTTTTATAGTGTTCCTCCAGCTTGTTGAAAAGGGCATTGTTCACAGCTTTCCGTGAAAAAAGCATCGAATCGGATGGCTTCTTCTTTTTGTCATCCTCCTCGCCGCCGTCCCCTTCCTCCGGCTTGCCGTCCTTGTCCGGCTCGTCCTCTTCCTCTTCCTTTTCCGGAAAGCCGCTCCTTGCGATGATGCCGTCTGCAAAGCCGAGTTCCACCGCCTTGGTGGCATCCATCCACGTTTCGGCATCCATCAGCCTTGACAGCTTTGCCCGTGACATTCCGGTCTTAAGGGAATAGGCATTGATGATGGAATCCTTGACCCCGTCGAGCATCTCGATTGCCTTTTCCATTTCGATGTGGTCACCGAAGGCTACTGTCGCGGGATTATGGATCATCATCATTGACACCGGGGACATTAGGACTGTCTGCCCTGCCATCGCGATCACGGATGCCGCGCTTGCCGCGATGCCGTCAATCTTGACCGTGACATTTCCCTTGTAGTTTGCAAGCATATTGTAAATCTGCGCTGCCGCCACGCAGTCGCCTCCCGGACTGTTGATCCACACCGTGATGTCCCCGCTTCCGGCATTCAGTTCATCCTTGAACATTTGGGGAGTCAGGTCATCATCGAACCAGCTCTCCTCCGCAATCGTGCCGTGCAGCTCAAGAATCCGTTCTACGGCTTCTTCGTCTGTTTCCTGGTTGAGCGTCTTCCGGCTCCTCCAGTTCCAAAACTTCCTCTTCTCCATCGGAATCCTCCTCTTCATTCTCTTTGCCGTCCGATGCGAAAATACCCGCATCCTCCAGCTTTGTCATGTTTCCATTGATAAGGTACAAGTCCCCGCCGAGGTCAGCCGGAATACGGTCAAGGTTCTCAAGCTCCCTTATATCGTTCGCCGACATCCAGCCGTTCTGCCTTGCCGTGGCATACCCGTTCATCCGGCTCTGGTAATCGCCGCGAAGGAGCCCGTCAACATTGAACTTGATGAAATACTCCTTCTTTTCATTCTCGTTGAGCAGCCTGCGCACCATTGCCTGCTCCAGTCGGCATATCCAAGGTCTCAGCGTATAGGTCACATATTCCAGCGACTGCTGCTCGATGTTGGAAAATGAGCTTTTCTCAAGGTCTGCTACCATGTGCGGAGGCACACGGAATATCCTGCATATCTCCGTCACTTGGAATTTCCGGGTGTCAAGAAACTGCGCCTCGGACGGATTGATGGAAATCGGTGTGTACTTCATCCCCTCTTCCAGGACCGCGACCTTATTGGAATTGGCGGAACCTCCGAATGTCTGCGTCCAGCTCTCCCTTACCTTTGACGGGTCCTTGAGTGTTCCCGGATGTTCCAGCACGCCGCTCGGCGCTGCGCCGTTCGCATAAAACTTGGAGCCGTATTCCTCTGCGGCAATCCCGAGACCGATGGCATTCTTCGCCATGGCAATCGGGCTGTATCCCACAAGCCCGTCAAAGGATAAGCCGGGAACATGGAGCACTTCCTCCGGCTTCAGTTTTACGGATGAACCCTTGTTGGTCGGCGCATCATCCGAACTTACCGCATATTCGTAATAAAGCTGTCCCTTTTCATTCCTGTCCACCTGCATCCTGTCCGGCATGAGCGGATACAGCGCGATGATTTCCCCCTTGCCGTTCCTTATGATCTGGCTGTAGAAATTTCCCCATAAAAGCAAATGGGTAAGTGCCACCTCAAAAAATGAATACGCCGTCATCTCGGGATTCGGCTCGTCATGCAGAAGATGGTACAGCGGATGGTCGATGGCTTTTTCCTTGCCGCCGTCCCCCGTATATCGGTAAAGGTGCAGCGGCAGACTTGCCACCGATTCCGAAATGACCCTCACGCACGCATAGACCGCCGAGGTCTGCATGGCGCTTCTCTCATTGACCCTCTTTCCGGAAGAGCTCTGCCCGAGGAAGAAGCTGTAGGCGCTACCTGCCGTCCGGTTAGTCGGCGCATCCCTCGCCCTAAAAATGCCGCTTAATAATCCCATATCCCTCACCCTCCTTTACAAACTAAAAAACGAGAAGTCCACGGGTATCGTAGACGCTCTCGCTGGTATCATTCCCACACCGGATTGCCCGGTCGAGTGCCATGATGCACGCTATTGCACCATCTATCTTTTCTGTCGATTTTGATTTGTCCGCCTTGATATTCCCCGCCGGGTCGGTACGGATGAAGATGTTGTCCATGTTCCATCGCAGCACCGGATGACCGCCGTGGGCTATCTTCTGCTCAAGCGTCAGCTTCATCAGCTCCTTGGTCGGAGGGGACATGGACGCAAATCCCTGCCCCATCGCCACCACGTTGAATCCCATGCCCTCAAGGTTCTGCACCATCTGCACGGCTCCCCATCGGTCGAACGCTATCTCGCGGATGTTGTATTTCTCCCCGAGACGTTCTATGAATTTCTCGATGAAGCCGTAATGGACAACGTTTCCTTCCGTGGTCTGGATATATCCCTGCCTCTCCCACAGGTCATAATTCACATGATCCCTGCGTACCCGGAGGTCGAGCGTCTCCTCCGGAAGCCAGAAATACGGAAGGACGATGTATCTGTCCTCCTCGCTCTGCGGCGGGAACACAAGGCAGAAGGATGTAAGGTCGGTGGTGCTGGAAAGGTCAAGACCTCCGTAACACACACGTCCTTCCAGTTCTTCCGGGTCGACCGGAAAAGCGCAGGCATCCCACTTGTCCATCGGCATCCAGCGGACAGCCTGTTTCACCCACTGGTTAAGGCGTAACTGGCGGAAGCTGTTCTCCTCTGCCGGATTCTGCTTTGCGGATTCACAGGCTGCCACGACCTTTTCCATCTGTATTGTTTCCCCAAGGCTCGGATTGGCTTTCTTCCACACCTCCGGGTCCGTCCAGTCATCCTCATCCGCCGCGCCGTATATGACCGGAAAAAATGTCGGGTCGGTCTTTCTCCCCTCGATGATGTCCAATGCCTTCTGGTGCAGTTCGTAGCATATGGAGTTGGTGTCATTTCCGGCTGTGGTGATAAGGAAATACAGCGGCTGCTCACGGGCATCGCCCGACCCCTTTGTCAGGACATCATACAGCTTCCGGTTCGGCTGCGCGTGAACCTCGTCAAACACAAGCCCGCTGACATTCAGACCGTGCTTGGTCCCGACTTCCGCTGACAACACCTGGTAGAAACCATTATTGGAAAGATTGTCGATCCGCTTGGTCGCTCCCTTTATCTTGCTCCTCTTTTCGAGCGCGGGTGTCATTTCGCACATGACCCTCCCGACATCGAAAACGATGGATGCCTGCTGTCGGTCTGCCGCCGCGCCATACACCTCCGGGGACGCTTCACCATCCCCGAACAGAAGGTACAGCGCAATGGCAGCGGCAAGCTCCGACTTTCCGTTCTTCTTCGGGATTTCCACATAAGCGGTTGTAAACTGCCGCTTTCCGTTCGGCTTTAATATCCCGAATACGTTCCTTATGATTTCCTCCTGCCACGGCAGCAAAAAGAACGGCTTTCCTGCCCACTTGCCCTTGGTATGGCAGAGGCATTGTATGAAGTTCACGACATAATCTGCCTGCCCCTCGTCGTAATATGACCCGTCAGCCATAAACCTTGTTGGAACAAACTTCTGTTTTCTCTTTGCCACATCCTCACTTCCTTCCACGAAAAAAGGACTCCCGGAAGAGTCCCATTTCAGAATCTGTATGTTTCCTATTTTTTTTTGACTGCTATAAATGCAAACTGCTCGAAAATCGGATTCTCAATATCCACCTCGTAAATCTCGTAGCCGTCGAGCTCCCCGATGTACCTGCTCTTTTCCGGCAGCTCCTTGACCTTAAGTGCGTGGCATCTCTGATGCATATAGGAAAAAATGATCTCGTCCATGAAGCCGCCCTCCTAGCACATTGCGTCGAGCTTTTCGTACTCGGCGGACTTCCTTGCGTATTCCTGTGCAATGCACTGTCTCCGGAAAGCGTTCTTTTCGCATCTGCCCTTCCGGTAAAGGTCGTCCAGCTCCGCTTTTCTTCTCTTGAGCACCTCGGTCTCGTTTCCCTGCTCCATCTCGATCCTGTCCTTTTCAAATCTTGTCATCTTCGTTTCCTCCGTTTTCCTTGTTTTCCCTTTCGGTATGTAGTACATTACCGTACTTTCACACTTATTGGAATACAACTATCCACCAGAGATTGCGCCGTGAAATTGTGTACTTTATCGTGCCGGGTAGGGGGCTGTTTCCGCAGCCCCCGGTCCTGGCTTTTCCTAAAATTCAAACTCGATGGTCAGCATCTGTCTTCCGAGGAAAATGTCGTTCTCGGTGAGCGGGTCTTCCATGAAGGTTTCCTTTGCTTTCTCGATGTATCTCTTCAGCGTCTCCTCGCCGACCAGCTCCTTGACCGCCTTCCTTGTGGTTTTCTTTCCGTCTAAGTAAAATTTTGTTTTCATGGCTTTTCGCCCTCCTTTGTTTTGTTATGTGTACATTACCGTACTTTCACACTTATTGGAATACGCTGATGTACCAGAGATTCCGCCATGAATTTGTGTATATTATGGATGCCGGAAGCCCCCTCTGTTCCGGGGGCTGGCTTTCCGTTTTTCCTTATTTTCTTACAAGGTTGAAGTCCGTAATGCTGTAGCCGTTGGCTCTGACGTAGTTGCAAAGCCATTCGTCTGCGGCAACCGCGTTATCAAATGTTTTGATCTCCTGCCAAACCAGTCTGCCCGGCTCCTCTGCTGTCAATGCCTTTACTGCCCATGTGTTTTTCTTCATTTTCGTTTCCTCCGTTTTCCTTGTTTTCCCTTTCGGTATGTAGTACATTACCGTACTTTCACACTTATTGGAATACGCTGATGTACCAGAGATTCCGCCATGAATTTGTGTATATTATGGACAGCCGGAAACCCCCGCCTCGGAGGTTCCGGTCCGTAATTTTCTAGTTGTATTCCTTCAGAAGAGTCCTGTAAGCCGCCATGGCTGCCTCGTCGTTTTTTTCCGGTTCAACATCCCAGCCCCTGTCGTAGTTTACCGCGATGCGTCCGTCAATCTTAATCATCAGCTTGGAAATCCGTCCTTCGTCAATTCCCCAATGGCTTCCTTCCTCGAAAGATTTGCACCAGTACTGCGCCACCTTCGTTTTTCCGTTTTTCATCTGTACCCTGAGTGTTCCTTCTTTCCACATTTTTTCTTCCTCCGTTTTCGTTGTTTTCCCTTTCGGTATGTAGTACATTACCGTACTTTCACACTTATTGGAATACGCTGATGTACCAGAGATTCCGCCGTGGATTTGTGTACTTTATGGACAGCCGGAAGGGGTCCCTCAAGACCCCCTCCGGTTCTTTCTCAGTCCTTGATGCTCAGTCTGAATGCCGGGATTCTTTCTTTTCTTCTCTCGCCCTCAAGTAAGGCTTTCCAGTCGTCGCTCCGGCTGTTGATTTCTGTAAGCCCGTCCAGCTCAATCCCTCTCTTCTGGAATTCCGCGATTGTCAGGATCAGGCTTGAAAAGGTGCTTGAAATCGTGAATCCCTTGATTCCGAACCTTCTGCAGTTCTCGATGATCTCGTCGATGTCGTAATCCCAAATGACCTCGCTGAAGTTGATCAGGTCGTTGCCCGCCTCCCGGCTGTAAAAGTATGCTACCGCGAAGGTGTGGTTGATGCCGCTGTCTGCAAGTACCTTTCTGTTTTCGAATGCTTCCTCTAAGATTTCAATTTTCTCCATGGCTTTTTGCCCTCCTTGTCTTTTGGTATGTACATATATCACTCTAAACCCACATAATAGCAAGTTAATAATCGAGAAAAATGTAACTTTTTTTCAAGGAGGGCTGCCTGCTCCATGCGTGCATTCCTTCCGGCATCATGCCCTAGTTTTCTGTATGCTGGTGGATGGTTTCAAGGATCATCTCCTGTTCATCCCCCGTGACACCGAGGCTCTCCAGCGCCTGCCGCGTCCCACAGTCCGGGCAGATTGCCGTCAGATTGTCTGTCCGCGATAGCGCCGGACGCTCCGTGTAGGTCTTTCCGCAGAGCGGGCATACCCTTGGCTGCATTGCTGTTTCAGTCTTCATCCTGATTCCTCCTGCTCCTCTCAATGGCTTCAAACAAAAGGTTCTCGTCAAATCCGAATGACCTGTACCCTTCCACGCAGGTCTGCACATAGTGCCAGCTCGGAATCCCCGGCAGCCTGTCCTCATGCATGATGTACACATAGGCTTTCCTCTGCCGCACTTTTCCTGTCCGGATTCCCTCCATCTGCAGTTCCATTTCCTTCTTGTAGTAGAAGGTCGGAAACCCCTCGTACCTGTCAAGAGCTGCCTCGTCCGCCTCCGTGGTTTCCCACACGGCAACGGGAACGCTTGCGCCTTCCTTTGGTTCGATTGTAAGGTAGGCTCCCGTCTTGCTCCCCTTAAAAAGGAGTTCATAATCCGGCACGGTTGCCGTCCCCATGATCCTTGCGCCGGGACACCGCATTTTCATCTGCCGGATGTTGAGGTTGCTGCCATAGGCAATGTAGTATCTTTTCTGCATAATGCATCCATCCTTTCCGAAGGGAACACCCTTCTACCACCTTAAGACCGCCGGAGCGGTCGTGGTTCTAAGGTGGCAGGAGGCTATCTCCTTGCGTTTCGGAATGCCGTGTCCCCGTCGAGCTTCCTTGTGAGGATGTCCCTTGCCGTCTTGAATTCGTCCCCGATGAATCCCAGCCGGAGGAGCCATGTCCTCATTGCGTATTTGGGGTTTTCGTCCTGCTGCGGTTTCGGGCTTGCCGTCCTCACTTCCTTCGCCATCTGGCTGAGTGCAAGGCAGAGCTGGATGTATGCCTTGAGCTGTCCGGCGTGGAGCCCGTTCTGTTTTCCGTCTGCCGGAGCGTCGAACTGGAAGAGCCGGAATTCGATGGTCCCCTTCGTGAAGGTCGCGTGGAAGTTCAGCATATGGTATCGGCTGTCGTTGTAGTGCTGGCTTCTGCCGTAGTTGCATTCCTGTGCGCCGTACCAAATGTCCGCCAGCTCGCTCATGGTCT